ACATCAGGTTTTTTAGCAACTTGTGTTAAGTATCTTGGTCCATTCGCATAGATAAATTTTCTAAGTCCTGTGCCATTATTAGAATCCTTCCAACAATCAACTTTGTAAGCACAGTAGGAACAGCCAACATCAAGTTTACGATTACCACTACTCCCATCTGCAATATCGTCATAACACTTGCTAGGTATTTCATCACTTGAGACAACATCTTTAAGATGTAAGACCCTATCTTTTGCATTTATCATCTCCATATCGTGGACAGGCATTACGCATAACCTACCACTCTGTTTATCTATAGCAAGAAAAGCTCCACCCTTTTTGTCTTGTGCTTCAGCATAAGCTGATAGCTGAGATATATAACCAAAAGGGTCATCTTTTAATAATGAACGATTAGAAAACTTTTTAAATGAATATGCACTGGCTGATTTACAATCAGTAACAACACCATCAATCTCACAATCTTGGTGTCCTAGTACACCCTCAATGTTAAGTTCTTTCTGTTCATTCTTAACTTCATGTCCTGCAGTTTTAGTCATTAATAAAAGTAACTCTTCAAGTATATGACCATAAGTAAACTTTATCTTTGCCCATGCAGGTAACTTTTCTTTTTCTATGTCTCTTGACTGATACCACACCTGTCTATCAGGTTTACCAATCTGAGACATTCTTAAATTATTATTCTCAGAACGTGTGTTGAATAATGACAGTACACCTTCTTTAACTCTTTCAGCAAACAAGTCTAAGTCTTCTTGACTAGGTTGTATACCTTCAGATATAGAATCATATATGTCTTCAACTAAAGTATCAATCTTTTTCATACGAAAAAATAGGGGTGAGTTATTAGCTACACCCCTATCTATGTGGTTATTATAGAGTTATACAGGTATTTCTGCAAACTCAGTTGAAGTAGAAGCTGTCACATCACCTTCAGGTATTTCTTTGAAGGCACTTGAAGCAGAGTTACTTCCTTCGTAAGGAATAAGATTGACCACCTGAACTGCTTGTAGGTCAGCACTCTTACCACTTCTATTTGTTGGTTTATGATTCCACTCATAAGTTTTAAATAAAACATTCACAGTTGAACCATTACCAATCAAAGTATTTTGAAGAGGTCTTTTCATGTTATCCATGATGTCAGGTGCTCTGTTTGCACTACCATCTTTTCTTTTAGCTTTTCTTTTGATAGTAACAAAGTCTCCTCTTTCGTCTCCTTTGTTTTTAATTGATAGACCTTCAGCTACTGCAGACTTTTTATTTTCTTCATCAACTGCAAGGTCAATTGAATAGACACCATCTTCATCAAACGTAGTGTTTGGTGTTACAACAGATGCCCAATATGCTTTACCATTTAATACTGGCATAGTATACTCCTTCTTTAAGGTTATTATTGTTTCGTATTAACTACGAATATCTCAGTATATAATTATAATCTATAACAATATACAAGTCAACACATATTAAAAATAAAATTTAATTAATGTGTATCTGCCCAACTAGAGCCAGTTTTAAACTCAGCATCTAGTGGGCATTTAAGGTTAAGCTGTTCAGTTGTTTCTTTAATTGACAGTTTCACAACTTCCCCCATACTTTGTATGTCATTCTTATTTACTTCAAACTGATATTCATCATGTATTGAAGCTATAAGTTTCACATCCAAACCTTTTTTATAAACATGTTTCATCATGTTTCTCAACCATACCTTACAAGCTATAGCACCTGCACCTTGTATGATTGTGTTAACTGCTTTATGTGCAGACCTAACATTAAATAATCTACCATCTAAACCTCTAACTTTACCTGATTGTGCAGCTTCTTCTACCTGACTTCTAAAAGATTTTAGTCTAGGTAATTCAGATAAAAATTTATCTATAAGTTTTTTACCTAAAGTTAAATCTTTAGAGCCAACTATAGTTGAAATCTTTTTAGCTCCTGCACCAAATAGAAAGGCATAGATAAATGTTTTAGCTTGGTCTCTATTAGTTAGACCTGCCATGTTCATATTCTTTGTATGTATGTCTCCATTTAATATTTCATTTGTATAGTCAGGAGTATCAATGTAATGTGCTAACATTCTCAACTCCAAACCTGATGCATCTGTTCCAAAGATAACATGCGTATCAGGTTTATCTGTTGTCCATACTTCTCTACACTCTTTACCAAAAGGAGAATATGTAGCAGGTACTTGAGCCATGTTAGGCGAGTTATGGCTCATGCGACCTGATACACAACGCAAAGTAAGGACACGACCATGCACTCTTCCAGTTGTATTACTAACTTCATCCAACCATGAAGAGATTTGAGACGTTCTTTTTTTAAGTAATAAATACTTAGCTATAAGTTTAGCTTCAGGTATATTTGTTATCTTAGATAGCACACCTTCATCTACAATAGGTGAGTTCTTATCTGTAAACTTATCAGGTTTCCAACCTAACATCATAAGTCTTTCAGCTATTTGTTTTCTTGAAGCAAGATTAAATTTTTCATAAGAAACTTTAGTAAAAGGCACACCCTTTTGATACCCACGAGTTTTATTATTTACTTTAGGTACAAACTCTTCTTCTCTTTTTAGAGGTGGAAAAGTTTTATGTACATTCTTTTCTATGTCTTCAGCTTGGTCTTCAAGTTTAGCTCTTAACTCCATAGCTTTTTGTTGGTCTAAATAAAAACCATTCTTTTCTTGTTTGGAAACAATAGAACGAATATCATGTTCAAGTCTCAAAGAATAATCAGAAAAATTTTTACCTTCTAACTTTAGATGATTATAAACTTTGTGAGTTAATTCAACATCTCGTTTACAATATGTAAGCATTTCATTTGTAAACTTTGAGAAGTCATGAAACTCAATCTTATTATAACCCAGTCTCTTACCCCAGGAATCTAAAGAATGTCCATTCATTCTTTCAGGATTGTACAGTTGAGACATTATCAATGTGTCCTCAATCTGGGGGAGTCTGATATTAGTTCTTGCTAGTCTATTCAGAACTGGTGCATCAAACCCTACACCATTGTGCATCACAATTTTCTCTGCATGTTTCTCAATAAACTTGGGAAACTTATCATAGCAATCATCACCCACAAATGCATAGTTATCACCTGACTCCATATTTCTAGCAACGATACAATAAATCTTTGTCGCATCTAAAGAATCTGTTTCTATGTCAACTACTATATTCATTATAGACTAATGTACTCCTTAATTGTTTTAACATCAAATAGTTTTTGTAAACTAACTAAATACATTCGAGATGCATTGTGGTCTCCACCACTAACTGATACTTTTCTTTCTAAAGAATCTATTATCTTTTTTAGATTCTCAGTTTTAAATACTAATGTAGCATACACATCTTCACCTACACACAGATTATGAAACCAGTAGTCAGCTTCAGTTGCATTAATACCTGATGGTTTACCATAGCATTGATATTCAATCGCAATGTTACCAGTTCTTTTCCAGACATCTCGTTCAGATTTAACCTCAATCTTTTTATCTTGTAACATTTCTTTTATCAAGTCTTCTCTAACTTTACCATAAGCAAGGTCAATGTCAAACTTCTTTCTGTCTTTTTTACTGGGTGTCAAATTCATCAGCACTCTCCTTAAAAGGGTTATCTATTTCTGACATTCTACCATTTTCAGAAGAATAAAGCAAGTAAGAAGCGACACCAGTTGTTCCTGCATATCTATTCTTTAACACTCTAATCGTAGAAGTATTCTTAGCTATCTCATCATCATCTTGTTGGTTTCTTTCCATACCTATAACTGCATCAGACAACTGAGCAATCGCATGTGAACCACGTAAGTGTGATAGAGATACTTGTTTACCTTCTTCGTGACCTTTATCATTATCAAGTCTACGCAGGTGACAAGCAAGTAACATACCTATCTTTGTTTCATGACAAAGACTACGTAGTTTAGTCATTAACATATCAATAGCTTTTCTTTCATTGCCATCATCTCTGCCTGAGATAATTAAACTTAAATGGTCTACAAATATCCATTTACAATCACAACCTCTAGCCATGTATCTTATACGATTAATAACATCATCATCAGTCATTGAACCAAAGTGGTCAAACAAAACTAATCTTCTGTCACCTTTTAATTCATTAGACCATTTGCGTAAGTCTTCAGGGTTTTGTTTTCTCCACTCTTCAGGTTTGTGTAATTCTTTATCAGCATGAATACCAACAAGACCTCTAAATGTTCTTTTCTTTTCTTCTTCAAGAAATAATAAACCAATCTTATCTTTAGTGCTTTTCCATATATGGTAAACAAACTCACGTAATAAACTTGATTTACCCATACCAGTGCCTGATGTAAGTGTAACCAACTCGCCTACTCTCATGCCATAAAGTTTTTTATTGATACCTTCAAATGGATATGAACAACTTTCAACATCATCTTCTACCCATAAGTCATCAACAATATCGTCATATGTGATAATACCTGCAGGTGTAAATGGTTTAGCATCCCACCATGCACGAGTGAACTGTTCTCTCTTACCTGCTTTAAGATATTCATTTGCATCTTTTAAATCAAGAGATACAACTTTACATTTATTAGGTGAAAATATTTCAGCAACTCTGTTAGCAGATTCTTTTCCTATCTCATCATTATCAAAACATATAATAATATTATCAAAGCTATCAAGATATTCAAAGTTTTGTTTACAGTCTCTAACTGCAGATGCAACTCCATTCTTAATAGACACAGTTGCCCAACGACTGCCCATCATTTGATAGACTGCCATTGCATCACACTCACCTTCAGTAATTGTAATGTATTTTTGTCCACCACCAAATAAGTTTTGACCAAACAGTTGAGACTCTCCAAAGTTTCCTTGGGCAGTAAACTCTTTTGGTAGTGTTCTAATTTTATTAGCCACATGCTTACCATGTGAATTATAGTATGGATATATATGTTTAGATACCATACCATTTTGTGATAATGTAGTTACTCCATATTTGTTTGCAGTTTCCTGCGTTATGTTTCTGTCTTGCAATGAAGTTGCTTGACCAACATACAAATCTGAATAACTATTTTGATTGCTTGTCATAGGTATCACTTCTGCTTCTCCTTTCTCATAATAACCACAGTCAGGTGTAAAACAATGAGCATGACCATCACTATATCTTGCTAAGTTGTTTTTACTATTACATTTTGGACACGACTCGTGTCTTAAAAATTTACTTTCCATCTTCAACATTTAACCCCCTAGTGTATTTTTGGTTTATCTTCTTTCATTCTAATGGATTGAAATAGTGAGTCATCTTCAGTTGGTTCTTCACCTAAATCCATTGCTATTAATTCTTGAGCAGCATCATTTAATGCATTCTGCATTGTAAGAAATCCATAGAAATCTTTTTCAGCTTTCATAATAGCTGTCAATGATAATGCTCTAGCCATAAGATAAATAGTTTCAGGTGTATCTAATTCAGTTATTAAATCCATAACTTTATTGTGAAACTCTGTGACTATTTTTTCTTTTTGTTTATCAGTTAGTTTACCTTGCTCCATAAAGTTTCTCCATATCGTTTATAAAATTATTAATATCTTCAAGTGGTACTTTTTTTATATCACTTTCACCACTAGCAGTTAAAACAAAATCAACGACTGAAGTAGGCACATCATTATGTGTTTTATACATTATAATTATCTCCTTCCATAAAACCATCCATAGTCATTTGTTTAATTTTTTCTTCGTTAGTATGAATTATATTTATCATTTTGTCAAGATACCATTTAGCTTTTTGTAAATCTTCTAAAGGTTTTTCTTTATAATCATACCTCCACAAATATTTAATTGTATTTCCTTTTAAGTATCCTAAAAATTCTTTCTCTGACATTGAAGATTTAATCCCATCAATACACTCAACACCTTCTTTATTATAATGTCTTGGGTTGTTTACGTTATCGTATTTTTTTGTACGCATGTCCATAGTTTTTGTCCTTTCTTTTTTCAAAAAATATTTTTGGTTCATCACAAACAACTGCTTTTAGTTTGTAAGGTTTTTTAATTTTTGTAGATATTTGTTCAACAATATTAGTGCAACTTCTAACTGGTTTAGGTAAAACTTTTTGATAAAGTTTATTGTTAAACTCAATCCAGTATGTAACTAAAAATATATCAAACATATTATTTAATATCCTCTGGCACAACACATTGTTTTTGTTGTACTGGTATGTATTTATTGTCAAGGGGAACACCTTTAATTAGTTTTTGTCTTATCAAATGATACTCCCAACCAATACACATGTAGCCAGTTCTACTTAGCTTACTTCTATCAATACCTCTTTTAGCATACTCTTGTTCAGCTATTACACTAGCATTGTCACAGTTAGGTAACTCCTTAACAAATAGTTCTACATCACCAACTGGTGAAGCAAAAGTTAAATATAAGGCAAACAATTCTTTCATTATTTATCCAGTTCCTTTCTCACACATTTTTGTTTATAATACACATTACCCAAGAGTGTGATGCTAGGGTTCTGTGGGTCTGGTTTTTTCTTACCAACATACTCCCATACACAAGTCATAGTCTTATTATTGTTTGCACGTTGGTGAAAAAAGTCAATGTTATCAAGGGTATAGATGTTAAATACCAACCCAAGTATTAATGTTTCAACTCCCATTAAAATAATCTCCCAATAAAATATAATATTGTAAATAAAAATCCTCCCATTAAAAATGAGAATAGAATTTCTAAGATGAACCACAATGCTTTGTCAATATTAATAGACATAAACAACTTGTGGTAGTGGTGTATAATCACTTCTTCTATCCACATGGATAAAAGTTCTTGCTACTCCTACAGTCCAACCTAAATCTATTGCTCTTTTAATTAAGTCTTTTCTAAAGACTGAATTAGGTATAGCAATGTCAACTGCACAAGTATCTGTACCCCATTTATCATTACCAATCTTGTGGAATGAGTTGGGACTTGCAGGATAACCACGACTTTTTAACCAGTCATTGTGTTCTGCTGAACGACAACAAGAAGTTATCTGTAATGGTTGACCTACATTATCTCTTAAATTTATTAAACAATTTAAGAAACCCTCAGCTAAAATAATATCTTTAGATGTAGGACATTGTAATTCCTTTTCACTAAAGTATTTATTTTCGTAGTAGTTTAGTGTTTGCATTATCTATTTCCTTTCTTAACTCTTTAATTCTTTTATAAGAATTATATAGTTGTTTGTTTAATGTTTGTATTTCTTTTATGTATAAGTTTTCTTTTGTCATTGTTTTTGTGTTCCTTTCTAAATGACTTCTAAAAATATTATACACTTTTTAAATTTGATATGTCAAATTAAAAATGCAATAGTCAAATTACTGACACATATTGTTGTATAATTACAACAAACTATCTTCCTCTCCAATCCCTCTTGTCACCTCTTGGTGTTGTTATTTGTTTTTCACACACATGATTACTGTGTGTAGTAATAACCATTTTTTCTTTGTCAGTACAAGTATAATAACATTTAACAGAGTCATCACCAAATAATGGTTCAACTCTTTTTTCTTTTGTTAATCTACAAGTCACAAAGTATTGGTTTCTTTGGTCATACAGTTTACCTTTACCACTCCATTCATAACTCCAACTCTTAGCTTCAGCAGTTAAAACTAAATAAATTATAGTTATAAGTGCCACATAACCTATGAATAATTCGTAATCAGGTTTCTTCATCATCATACATCTCCATATAGTCTTTTATTTCTTCTCGTGTCAAAAGATTGACAAGTATTGGTGTTTCTTCACCTATGTATGCACCTTCAATGTTGAAGTCTATAAATTCTTTAGCTTCATCATAAGACATATCGTCCCTTTTAACCAGTTTGGTTATCATTCTGTGCTTATCATAGATAAATACGTCCACCATACCACTGCGTGTACCTACACCTATGATACAGTCATCATAATCGTCCCATATTTTCATTAGCAATTCTCCTCTTCTACATTAATATCAATTCTATCGTTCATAGAGTTATCAACATTTATGAGATGAAATATATTATCATCTTTAAAAGCATAGACATATAAATCTGGGTTACACTTTTGTAATTGTTCTATAAGTTCTTTTACTTTCATCACTCACTCCTTTCTTTTACAGTTAAACAGTTTTCTTCATCATACTGTTTGATAGCTAACTGTCGTAGCCATTCATTGCCACCAAAAGGGAAAGCTATAAAACATTCCTGCAAAAACTCTGCGTGTTTTATACCTATGCTTTTAGTAGACACAACACTTATGTCTCGATAGTCTCCCTCGTCTCTTTCCCCCATCAAATCTATGATTAGGTTCTCATCATCAGTCACATCAATGTCATCTTGATGTATAAGATAGTCATAATACTCATTGAAACCATCAATGATTTTATATTGTACTAATACTGGCATTAGTTACTCCTCTCTTTCTAAATGAATATCAAGTATCTCACATACTTCATCTACAGTATCACACCATAAGTCTTCGTACTTTTCTTTAACTTCTAAGTTTCCATTACTATCTTCAACATAAGCATAATCATTATAAGCATCTTCAATATGTCTATCAAACATAATGGTAGCTAACTCACAGTACAAAGCTACATAGTCTTCAGATTTTATTATAGGTTTACTCATCATCTTCCTCCTTTTCTAAATCAAATCTAATCCATACTGATGCACCTGCTTCGTCTTCAAATCGTTGCATCTCTTCCCAATCAACTGGTGAGTATACTTCTAACCATCTGATAAACTCTTTAAATGTTTTAGGTTCAGTCATTGTTCTATTGAACTCATCTGTAGGTTGTTCATAGTCAGCATCACTACCACTACTACTGTATCCCTCGTTAGGATGTACTAATTTCTTTTCATTCATCATTATCCTCCTCGTATAGTCGTTGTTCCATTTGATTTTGCATAGCAGTCAATAACAGATGTTGACCACACGCAGTAGAAGGTGCAAAGTCATGCACAAACTGTACAGTTATGTCTGCAAGTGCTAATGATACATCAAAGGCATCTATCTTTTTATCAAAAGATTTATTGATAACCTTGACAAGTTCATCTGCTACCCAATCAGCATCAAACTTTGCATCTTTAACTTTTTCTTTTTGTTTCTTTCTATGTTTAGAAAGCATTCGTTTAGTTTTAAAATCAATTACTTCAGTCATAGTTATACTCCTTTATTTAGTTTTCAACAATGGATTCTATTTGTTCGTCTTCAATTTTGATAGGGTCACCATTGTTTAATTCTTCATAGTCCCCTGCCCAAACTTTTTCTTCAGCTTCCTCTTCACAGTCAGCTTCCACTATACATTGCCATTCAGCAGTAGCATAGGTTGTTACAAGATATTTTTTCATAGTTATATTCCTTTCATTCTAGTTAATGTATCATAGAATCTTGGATTCTCCAAGACAAATTCTTCACCTTCGTGATAAAATTCTACTTGGTCAGTATCATAGGCATCATCAATGACCATCTCGTCAATGTCCATTTCTAATAGCTGATTCTCTGTAAGAACTCTTTGAGTTCCTTGTGTTTTATTTTTAAGTACAAACTTTTTATTATTCATAGTTTAGTCCTTTCTTTTCATAGTGTACTCGCCATACTTTACTTGAGTAAAGCTAACACTATGGTTTTCAGTTAAGTATTTGCGTAACTCTGAACCTTCATATCCTTCAGTGTCACACCATTTTTTCAAGACTGGATTGTCAAAGTCCATTCTTAAAATCTCTTTGGCAAATCCATTAATCATCTGCCAATCTATTTCAGTCTTTAAATATTTACCCATTGTTATTCCTTTCTAATTCTTCAAGATGATTAACGAGCATATCCAAACCATCACACACACCTTTATATTCAGCTTGTGTTTGGCTATCATTTACCCATTCATCATCAGCTTTAATATCTATTACTATATTTTTTATTTGCTCTAATGTAATCATTAGTTTCTCCTTTCTATGTAAACCATATTGGTCTTGGTCGTTTAGTCCAATTACAAAATGGTCGCTTGTGTTTCATATAAAAATTCTGATACGCAAGTATAGGCATATGCTCTACCTTACAATCATCAGGCATACACTGTGGCATAGGTGTACCAGTGGGTTTAATTTTTATATTTGTTGGAAATAGATTAAGATAATCTAATCTCCTTTCTACTGCGTGAGTTTTACCATATCTGTGGGTGTACTCTTTGAGTAAAAACTTTAATAACATAAACAACCACCTATAATTTCTATGATTTTCTCTTGCCCATATATTACTTGGGTGATTAATATGACTGGCTAACATTAAGTTTTTATCCATAAAATCAAAACCCAATCGCCACCTTTTAATTCTTCTACCATTTTGTATAACAGTGTACTCTTCACCATCAAGAACTCTATGAGCAGTTGATAATAACTGAGCATACTCAATGCACATCTTAACAACGTGCTTATCACAGTGTTGCTCTGCACAAATCTGTGGGTCGTCTGATAAATAAAATATGTTCATAGCTTTACTCCTTTCTAGTCTGCGAACTCATCATATATTTCAAATCTTTTGATTACAACATCTCGTATTAAATCTTGTAATTCAAAAGAGTAGCCACTTCTATCAAGTGGTATTTCAATTTTGTCTTGGTCTTGATAAGGGTCATACTCATTAAGTATGATGTCAGTAATCTCCATAGACAATTCATTAGCATCATCATATGTATGTAGTTTTCTTTTCATATTACACCTCCACTATTTCATAGTCTTGATGTTCATTTTGAAGATATTCTAAAGCATCTTCAAGAAACTGTTCTCTCTTGAAGTAAACTCTCATATTATTATCTTCATCATACTCAATGTATTGATTGATGTCTATGTTATTTTCGTTATCGTTATCCATAATTATATTCCTTTCTTTATGGTAGTGGTAGCACTTGGTTACTATGCCATAAGCCATACATAGCCAAACCAAATGCTAATATTAATTTTAATAATAGTCTATCGTACATCTTACGCAAACTCCTTAATATTTTTAAGGACTTTCTCCTTACATTTTTCAATGAAATCGTAATCTTTTTTCCATTCATCTGTAGATGCTATTAGGTCGTGATAACTTATCACATCTTTAACATAGATGTCGCCATACTCCCACGAACCATAGGTATAAGGTGAACGACTCGCAACGTACCACCTAGCATAAGGGTTTTTACTTTCATTCTTTTTTGTCTGATAAGTTTTTAAAACTCTATGTTCAAAGTTTGTTGCTTCATTTTTATAAATTGCATAAGGTGAATCCACCTTTACAGTCTTACCAAATTTATTTTTTGCCATAGTTTTTCTCCTTTTGTTGGTCAAAATATTTATCAAGTTTCTTAAAGAAACTATCGTTAATCATATCTGACAGTTCAGCACACACCTTTGGTGGTAGGTCTGAACTGCCATATAGTTTTATGGAACTACTCATCATCAGTAACTCCACACTTGGACATAATGTATGCCCTGGCGATAGACTTATGATATTCAATCATCTCTAAGTCATTTTCGCCAAACTTATCACCCACTTGGGTCATAATAGTTTGCATAGACCAACCCCTAATCTTAGGGTCAGCTTTGCCTTGAGCCATTAGTCGCTCAATATAGTTGTGTACATACTCCATATATACTCCTTTCTTTTATGGTTGTTCACTTGCTCTATGCTCTTGTATATCTTCATCAAGAAGATTATACAAGTAGTCAGATGCAAAATTATCAAAGTATTCTGCTTCTTCAGATGTTAGATGCACTGCATACCTATGCCATACACTATCTATTATTTGATTAAATAGTTCAGCAACTACCAATCTATCTGAAGCGAACTCTTCAAAGTTAAACTTGGTGATTCTCTCACCATTGTATATGAATGTGCGTGTTTCTTCATCATACAATCTAGCAAGGTGATATTCTATTTCAGAATATAAATCCTCTTGCATTTTTAAATGTTGATTTGACATAGTCAAACTCCTTTCTTTGTTGTTAATATTTCTTCCACTTCAGACTTTTTAAAACACAAAGTGTTATCGTCAGTTTCTGCGTCTTCATCTTCAATGACCACTTCAGTTCCATAATCATAGATTATTTTACCATAAATTTCTTGGTCAATAACTTTTATTCTATCACCTACTTGCATAGTATTTTTCCTTTCTAATGTGGGTTAACTCTGAATTCTTTCAGCCAATCAGATAACCATTGAACTTCTGCGAAGTCGTGTTTTTTTGATTGTAATTTACTGTTAGAACTCTGCCATAAATCCTTGTAAGAGTCTTCCAAATCCCAACCTATTTTTTCAAGTTCTTCAGCCATAGCTTGGAACTCAGGTTTAAGTTCTTCAAGTCTAGCTTGAATCTTTTCAACTCTTTCGTCTATGTCATCAGGTAATGCTGATGTGTATGTTATCTTTCTAGCCATATCAAACTCCTTTCAGCTAGGTTAATATAATAATACTATTCATAAGTATTCATAGTATTATTTAATTAAAGGGTAACTAGAAACTTGAAGTGAAGTCAGCCATTATTTAGTTATGCATAACTTAATAATCTGTTAAGTATTGCAAGTGCTTTTACTCTAGTTACCTTTTAATTAAATAAAAGGTGGTGCAGTTTAATGTTTTCACATAAGGTCTGCACCTTACCCATATTACATAGCATACTCTCTTTCAAATTACAAGTTTTAATAATTTTTAGAAGTAAATCTTCCAGTATAAAAATCTCTACTTACTGCTAGATAACCTTGGTTATTTGAGAAAGTACCAATTTTTCCATACCTTGGTGTAGTTCTTTGTCTATATAATTTATGCATAAATTATACCTTTCTAGTGTTGATAGATAGCAACACTCTTTGCGTTAATATTTGAACCACTACAGAGAACGCAGTTCTCACAAGTAGTTCGCTTTCCTGCTTCTTTAGAAGCTGGACAAAGTACCTCATTCTTAGAATCAAGTACCTCGTTCTTTTGTAGGACTCTAAAAGTCCTAAATCCTTTTGACCAAAACTGTTTAGATTCTTCATAAGAATCTGCACTCATCATACATTGGTCAGCTCTTACATCTGCACTAGCTATGCTAGATTGATGAGTGTAGCCAGTATGTTTCTTAGCTTTGCTAAGTAAACTGTCCCATATGTAGCTAGGCACTGCACTTGGGTCGCCATAAGTACCAAGTCTTATGACTTGATTTTCGCCTAGACTTTGAATGTCATTATGGTTGTTAACTACTTTGTAGTTGCCTTTCATAAATGACTTGTAAACTGCAAGTACACCTTGAAATAGTTTAACATAACAAGTTCTGTTAATCGCTTGTTTTCTGTTGGGGTCGTCTGTTGGTGTACCTCTATGCTTACAGTTGCCACAGATTGAGTAGTCCTCGCCAGTTTTACTGGCAAGTAATGGGTCTATATCACTACGAATGATATAGGTTTGAGCCATATTGCCAGTTTTTTTGTTTTTACTTCCATTGAAGTAAATCACTACAATATCTTTGTTATCAATCAAAGATTGACCTTGATATATTATCGTACCATTACTCATAATCTTTCTCATTCACATTGGTTTTTATTACTTTAGGTATATGTTTCATATACTCTAAAAGTTCACAATAGTTTGTATCTTTTAAAAACTTTAAAAGATTTTTATCATTATCAGTTAGCATAGCTAGTCCTTTCAGTTAATATTTAATAAAATAAATAATACTCATAAGTATTCGTATTATTTTTTTATTATTCAAGTCCCTTTGCCATTCCCATTCCAAAGAATGCAACAGTACAAATCCCATAGCCCATAAAACTATCTAAGAAACTTGTAGGTGGTTCTACGAACAATAGGCATACACCACTTGTGATACACATAAAAAAACAAAATACACTTATCCAAAGATAAGTTGTAGCTTTAAAATTAAACATAGTTTAAATCCTTTCTGTTAGTCGTTATGAAGTTTATGTAAATAATCATCAAGATTATTTTCTACATTATGAATAAATTCAAATAACTGACTTGCAGTTTTAAAACCTATTTCATAGACTAAAATTGTGTTGAATACTCTTACGAAAAAGTTAAAACCTTTGGTTTTTCTGTGTATCCAAAGTTGATAACTTTGAGTTTCTAAGTAAGTTGATTTATTAATTTTTGACATAGTCAAGTCCTTTCAGTTAGTTATAACTCAACATAATTGAGTTAAATTGGTATGTCAAGTGTTAATTTAAAAAATTAATCGCTGAGTCTTCACTCTCGTTATGCCCTCGCTCATTATGGCAGTTAGCATAGAGCAAGGGAACAACTGGGAAGGAAATCAGAGAGTATTATGTATCTCTATAAAAAATATATAATACTCAAAAGTATTGTATTATATATTTTTAGAGATACTATAAGGTTGTTGAAAACATTGAGAAAAATATAGTTGAAAACTACATTATATGCATTTGCATAGCATTACACAGACCTACACAGGTTATGCACAGACGAATCGTCAAATAATTGACATAGAACAAAGGTAGAACTGTCAAGAAATTGACATAGAACGAATGTAGAACAAAAAAAGAGATTACTTATGCCTACACAGATATACACAGACACATTATGCCTATGGGGGACACACAAAACACGCATGCACATATATATATAAAAAGGGTACCCCCACAAAATTATGGAGAAAATGGAGTTGGTGTCAAAATATTGACTAGGTGGGGAGTCTGCGAATAGACCAACACAACAATGCACGAGAGATGCAATAGAGACTATATAGTTATGTGTTGGTAATTTTGTCAACCCATAAGATATACCTTTAACCCTGGGTAACATAGTCATTATTATATCATATAAATTTAGAATCAACAAGTTATTTTTTTACTTTTTTATAAACATAACATAGTGTATAATACAATAATGAAAAAACAACCTAAACATCTATTATATGCTCACTTAGATGATGCAGGTCTTAGGGATTTAATTAAAGAGACTGCAGCATTTCGTAAAAAACGTAACGCAGGTAGGGATTTAATTGAGATGAGACGTGAGTACATGCGTAGAATTGAAGAGAGGAGACTCAAAATGACAAAAAAGAAAGCTAAAGACTTACCTGAAGGTCAAAAAGTAAAGATGTTAGACAATGCACAGCAAAAATATCAGAACTTTGCAAAGAATACACTGCCTAGTGGACTATCTGCTATGCAAGAAAAGTTTTGTTTAGAGTATACAGCTACAGGTGATGTCTTAACTGCGTATCGTGCAGCAGGTTACAGTGAAAAAAATAATGATGCACAAACTCGTGCTGAAGCTAAACGTCTATTAAAGAATGATAAGATTGAAGAAAGATGTAATCAAATAAGATTAGATGCAATGAAAGACGTAAGTGTTAATATTAATGAAGTTGTAAAGAAGTTTATGGATGTTTACAATCGTGGTCTTGCAGAAAATGACCTAACTAATGCAAATAGGGCAATGGAGTTCATAGGTAAACATCTAGGTATGTTAATTGAACGTCAAGAAATTAAACAAGACATAACAACAAAGTCACCTGAAGAATTAGAACGTGAGATAAAACATTATGAAAATGTTGTCAAACTGGAAAACATTAATAAAAAATAGTAATAAAATTATTTATTATTTTATTTTAATTTTTTTTGTATCATGGATATCATACATAATAATTATAGCAGGATGGAATACATTTTGTAAAGGATGTCCAATTAAATGGTATACAACAAATGTTGAACCATATATACCTAGACCTGAACCATCTATTATAGAAGATGATGATGAAGACTGGGAAGATTCAGAATGGGAATAAAAATAATTAGGGGAAATACATATTGGTTTATGCCCTCAAATTTTGAGAGAAAAGTAAAACCAAGAGAATATAAATCACCTGTTGTCTCATGGACAAGTAAAATATCAAATGCTACAAGTAAATGAAAATTTAATTAAACTTAGAGAACTGTATTTTCAAAGAGCAATACAACAATCTAAAGATAGCTTTTTACATTTCATAGCTATGTTTGCACCTACATTAGTTCCTGATTGGATTATGGGTAAACATATTCATGTAATTGCAGATAAACTACAAAAGGTTGAAAGTGGAGAAATAAAAAGACTTATGGTATTTCTTCCACCACGTTCATCTAAATCTGTAATATGTTCAAAGTTATTTCCTGCGTGGTACGTAGGTAGACACCCACAACATGAAATATTAACTGTATCACACTCAGACCAACTAGCTTCAGACTTTGGTAGAAGTGTAAGAGACTTAGTTAATTATGATTTATTTAATACAGTATTTCCAGATGTAACATTACGTAGTGATGTAAGAGCTGCAGGTAAATGGAAAACAAATCAGGGTGGCACATATTATGCAGCAGGTGTTCGTAGTCAGATTGCAGGTCGTGGTGCCCATGTTGCTATATTAGATGATGTAATGTCAGAAGAAGATTCATTTAGTGAAACAGGTAGACGATATGTAAAAGAATGGTACCCATCAGGTTTACGTACACGTATTATGCCTAATGGTTCAATAGTTATTATTAATACACGATACCATGAAGATGATTTATGTGGTTGGTTACTAAGACAAGAATCACAAATAGAATTAGAAAATAAGTGGGAGGTCATAAAAATACCTGCATGGGTTGATGAAGATTCAAGTAAATTATTAAAACTACCTATAGGTTCTTCATATTTTCCTGAATGGAAACCTGATACCATTTTAAAAAATGATGAAGAAGAAATAAAAGCAAGTAATGGCTCACGATATTGGGAGTCTCTTTACATGCAGAATCCTGTACCAGATACTGGTGGAATTATAAAAAAGAAATGGATTCAATGGTGGGACTATGATGAACCTCCTGAATGTAGTTATATAATTCAAACATACGATACTGCGTTTTCAACAAAGACAACTGCTGATTATAGTGTCATCCAAACGTGGGGTATATTTGAAAATTTAGAAACTGATTCAACTGGTAGAGAAAGTTGGGTATCTAATTTAATATTATTAGGAAATGAAAAAGGTAGATTTGATTATCCTACATTGAGAACAAAAGCACAAGAGCTGTATGACTATCATAAACCTGATGTCTGTATTATCGAAAAGAAAGCAAGTGGACAATCATTAATACAGGATATGCGTAGAGCAGGATTACCAGTTTTAGATTATACTCCTGATAGAGATAAGACTGCAAGAGTATATGCAGCAACTCCACTTATGGAAGCAGGTAGAGTTTGGTTACCTAAAGGCTATGAATGGAGTGATAGTCTTTTTAGTGAAGCAATTACGTTTCCAAATGGGAGACATGATGACCAAGTAGATGCAATGACAATGGCAGTTCACTATATGAAAGAGTCTTGGAATTTAGTGCATCCTGATGACCCTGATTATGAAGAAGGCTATGAAAGAAAAAAAAGGGTTGCATACTGGAAGTTTTAAGTATATAATATAAAATTAATAACTGTGAAAGAAAATTTATGCCAACTGAAAAAAATCCCTTTGATAAAATTCCAGGAATAGAACAAGAAGAAACTATTACTGAAGAAAATATTACTGAAGAAAGTCTTCCTAATGAAAGTATAGCAATGATGGAAGATGGGTCAGCAGTAGTTGACCTTATGGGCAGACCTGCTATTATGCCTGAAGAAGAAATGGTAGGTGGTCATTATGATAATTTAGTTCCAACTCTTGATGAAGAAACACTTCAAGAAATAGGAGCAACTGTTTATGAAAAATATGAAGCAGATAAAGAATCAAGAGGAGAATGGGAACAAACATTTGAAAGAGGATTTGATTTATTAGGATTAAAATTAAAAGAAACTTCAGAACCATTTGAAGGTGCATGTACTGCAGTTCATCCACTCTTAATAGAGTCAGCAGTGAAGTTTCAATCAAAAGCTTCTCAAGAACTATTTCCTGCTGGTGGTCCAGTAATGGCTCAGATAATTGGAACTGAGACTGTAGAAAAACAACAACAAGCATCTCGTGTAAAACAATTTATGAATTATCAACTTACAGAGATGATGCCTGAATACTTTCATGAGTTTGAAAGAATGTTGTTTCATTTACCAATTATTGGTTCAGCATTTAAAAAGATTTATTATGATGGTTCATTAGATAGACCTTGTTCAGAGTTTGTTCCTATTGACCAGTTTTATGTTTCATATCATGCTTCAGATTTAAGAAAAGCAGATAGATATACACATGTTATACTACGTAATCCAAATGATTTAGCAAAAGAAATAGCTGCAGGAGTTTATGAAGATATTGAATTACCTGAAGCACAGTCTGTAGAACAAACCTCAATGTCAATGAAAGTTGATGAGATTATGGGAACAGCTATACCTACAGACTCTGACCCACAATATATTTTGTTAGAACAACATTGTTATTTAGATTTAGATAATGAAGGAGTTGCTTCACCTTATATTGTTACAGTTGAAGAAAGTTCAAGAAAAGTTTTATCTATAAGACGAAACTATAATGAAGATGACCCTACTAAACAAATGAAAATGTTTTTTACACATTACAAATTTGTTCCAGGTTTTGGTTTTTATGGTTTAGGTTTAATACATTTTTTAGGTAATCTTACAATGACTGCAACTGCAGCTATGAGAAACTTAGTTGACTCTGGACAGTTTGCAACATTACCTGCAGGATTTAAAGCAAAAGGTGTAAAGGTTGTTGGAGATAATGAACCTTTATCTCCTGGTGAATTTAGAGATGTTGAAGCTACAGGTGTAGATTTAAATAGAGCAATAGTCCCTTTACCTTATAAAGAACCTTCTAATACATTATTTCAAATGTTAGGTTTTGTAGCAGGAGCAGGACAAAAGTTTGCAGATAGTACAGAAAAAGTAATTAATGATTCAACTAATTATGGTCCAGTTGGAACTACAATGGCATTGTTAGAAGCTTCAAGTAAATTTTTTAGTGCTATACATAAAAGATTACATCACTCACAAAAAGAAGAATTTAAAATATTAGCAAGGATAAACTTTGAGTCATTACCTGATTCATATCCTTATGAGGTTCCTGGTGCAAGTCCAACCATTTTCAAAATGGACTTTGATGGTAAAATTGATGTGGTTCCTGTAAGTGACCCTAATATACCTTCAAGTGCTCATAGATTAATGCTTTCACAGTTGGCTCTACAGTTAGCCAGTCAAGCACCACCAGGAACTTATAATATACAGGCATTACATAGAACAATATTACAAGCTGCAAATATGCCTAACTTAGAAGCTATACTTCCACCACAAGTACAGCCACAAGCACTTGACCCTGTATCAGATATACAAGCAGCAGTAAAAGGTATGCCAATAGCTGCTTTTCCTGGACAAGACCACATGGCTCATATTACAGTTAAGTCTGCTTATTTAACTGACCCAATGAATGGTGGTAGTCCTATTATGCAGAAAGTACAACCAATACTTGAAGCAAATATAAAAGAACATATGATTATGAGATACCAAGAACAAATCAATGGAATGGTATCAGGAGTAGCCACTGACCCTGCAACATTACAACAAGTACAGGCTCAAGCTGCACAACAGATTTCACAAGCTAACCTAGCAATGGGTAAAATGGAAACACCTGAGCAACAAATGGTTGAGCTTGAGAAAAAGAGATTAGAGATTGAGTCAGAAAAACTTGGTCTTGAGGCTCTACAAGAAGCTGCAAACTTAGCTGTTAAACAAAGAGAACTAACTATTAAAGAAGAAGACCAAGGTATTAAAGCTTTAAAAGATGGTGCTCAAATAGCAGTTAAAAGAACTGAAGGTGAAAAAAATCGTCAGTCTAAAATTGCAGGACAAGCAATTAAAACTCTTGGTGATTTAGCTAAAGAAGAAATGAAAGGAGAAGACTAATGAGTGATATAATTAAAGGACCACATACTCCAGCAAAATATGGTGACTGGTCAAAAGTACCTGGAAGCGAAATGTCTTTCAGAGCAAAGAGGGGTATATTAAGAGAAGACCCTCCTGCTTCATATAAAACTAAAAAATAATTTATGAAGAATATTATTTCTGAAATTGAGAAGGAAATAAATGCAGAAGTAGGTCGTATTCAGCAATCATTAGGGGATGGTGTTTGTGAGGACTATAATCATTATAAACAACAGGTTGGATGTATTATAGGACTTAAATATGCTAATAGCTTAATAACTAATATATATAAAAAGATGATTGATGGAGAAGATGATGCAGACTATTAAATTAAATAATGCAGTTAAAAATGATGAATGGACAAACAAAGAAGAGCTACCTGACCCAGAGACTTTACCTACTCTGCCTGGCTACCACGTATTGGTTCGCCCTGTTACGATAAGGGAAACAACTAAAGGTGGTATTATGCTACCTGATTCAGTTAAAAGTGATATAGCTTATCTAACTACAGTTGGTAAAGTTTTATCGTTAGGAGATTTAGCTTATAAAGATGAAGATAAATTTCCAAATGGAAACTGGTGTAATGTGGGAGATTATGTGTGTTATACTAAACATGCAGGTCAAAAACTATTTTATAAGAATGTAAAATTATTATTATTATATGATGACCAGATAATGATGAAAGTTGGAGACCCTAAAGATTTAGATACTACATATAATTTATCAAATTAAAATGATAAAAGAAAAATTAAAAGAAGCTTTTTTATCTCATGCAGATGGACATATTAAAAAACATATTGCTAATGTTGAAGTGTTACTAAATAATCCTACAGGTATAGGTGAACATGGGGATATTATAAGTGAGATTGAAAAAGAATTAAATGAAGTTGCTAAATATGAAGACTTAATAACAGTAATGAATAAATATTTGTAAAGGAGGATAAAATGCAAATAACTAAAAATCTTATAAAATTTAGTAATATGATAATAAAAATTCCTGATGATTGTAAAAGAATGTGGGATTGTTCTGAGAATCGCTGGGGATATAGGAAGATTAACAATGACTAAATTATGTGCAAGGGGGAAAAATGCTGCGAAACGTAAATTTAAAGTTTATCCTAGTGCGTATGCAAATGCGTATGCTTCTAAAATCTGTGCAGGAAAAATTAAAGACCCTAGTGGTCTCAAGCGAAAAGATTTTAAAGGTCCTAAAAAGAAAATGTCAGTGGGTAAAAGAGTGGGTAAGCCACAAGGTAAAGTTGCTAAAGGTTGTGGTGCTATTATGGCGAATAGAAAAAAAAGAACTAGAATTACTTAGTGACAAATATAAAAAACAAAAAGGTAAAAGACCTGAAGAGATATAGATGAAAAAGAAAAAAGGTGGTGGACTTAAAAAATGGTTTAAAGAAAACTGGGTAGATATATCTACAGGTAAACCTTGTGGAAGAAAATCTGCAAGTAAATCTAAAAGAAAATATCCAGTATGTAGACCTAAAGCTGTAGCTGATAGAATGACTGCAGGACAAAAAGCTTCAGCAATAAAAAGAAAAAGAGCTAAAGGTAATATTGGTCCTAAACCAAAATCTATTAGATACCCTATTAGTGCAAGTGGGAGAAAACAAAAAGTAAAAAAGAAAAGGGGATAAAATATGATTGACCCATTTACAGCTTTTGCAGCTTTGAAGGGAGCTACAGAAGCAATATCTAAAGCTATTAAAACAGGTAAAGATTTAGCTAAAATGTCAGGAGCAGTAGCTAAATGGGCAAAGGCTGAAGCAGGTTTACAAGTTGTTGCATCAGAAAAACCTGGATTGTTTGGAAAATTAACTGGTGCTGAACAAAATGCTATAGATGCTCATTTCAGAAAGGAAGAAGCTAATAGATTAAGAGATGAAATGAGAAGTATGTTTTTATTATATGGTTCACCTGGACAGTGGGAGAGATTACAAAAAGAGATAGCTATTGAAAGAAAAAGACAATCTGATATATTAAAAGAACAAATTAAAAAACAAAAATTTAGAAGAAATCTAATTATAGGTTCAATAGCAGCAATATTAGGGTTGGGTATTATTGCTATTGAGATATACATATTAACCAACCACATATAAGGAGTAAAAATGAAAAAAGCAAAAATGCGTTATGCTGGTGGCAAAAGAGTTAAAACTCAAATGGCTGGTGGCAAAAAAGTTAAAATGATGAATGCAGGTGGAATTATCAAAGGACCACATAGTTAAACATGTCTCATCTAATATCCAATATACCTTTTTTTAGGTGTTGGGTAAGGAAGGAGTTTACTCATAATCATCAGGCTTATCATGGGGAATATTTACATGCGTTAGCTATTGCAGTTAATTGTATGCCTGATAGATGTTTAAGTTTTCAAGTTGTATTTACAGGTTGTGAAGCTGAAGAACAAAATTTACATGGTGGTGCAATGTGGGCACGTATGCCAATAACAGGATTAATAGGTGATATACCATTAGATGAATGGACACCACCTATTGAAACACATTATGCTCAGCCTTGGGATTGTCCTAGTCATAATCATAGTATTGTGGTTATGGATAGAATTAGTTCAAGTCCTTGGTTGTGTAAAGTTAATGGTGAATTTTATACTGGTAAATATTATTTTACAGTTGACTTTACTGATAGTGCAGTAGCAGATGACCCTGCACAACATAAGCAATCACATGTTTTACATTTAACATCAGGTCCATATAAAGGTGCAATGGTAGCTTTACCTAATAATAGAGTTAGAGTTACAAGTCCTGCAATGTGGTCAGCAGGTGAAGGTGCTCCAGATTTTGTTCCGTCACAATATAAACATACTGCTGAATCTCATGATGATTATATGGATGTATATAAAACTTTTGATAATTTATATAATAAGGATAAATAAATGCACTATACTGCAAGATTAAAAAAAGTAATAAAAGGTTTGAAGAAGGCAACTAAATTACATGCTCAACAAGCTAAAATACTTGAAGGTATTGAAAAAGACCAGAGAGTAAGATATAAGAATAAAAAATAGTTACTTGTATGTTACTATAATTTATAGTATTATATAAGATTATAACTTTGCGTAATCGCTTGGTTCGCAACAACGTAGGAGAAAATATGGAAGACAATACAGTCACCAAAGATGATGGTTGGGGTCAAATAGATACATCACAACCTGAACAAAAAGAAAAAGAAAATAAAGTAGACTTTGAGGTTGAAAACTCTTCTGAAGAAAAAGAAGTTAAGGTTGAACCTGAAATTGAAAAAGAAGAGGTAAAAGAAAAACCTAAACTTGAAACTAAACAAGAAGAAGAAACTCAACTAGAAGAACAACCTGATGAAGCTAAAGATATAGATTCTAAAAGAGCACAAAAAAGAATACGTCAGTTAGTTCGTCAAAGAAAAGAAAAGGAAGAAGAAGTTGCCAGACTTTTAGCTGATAAACAAGAACTTGAAAAAAGATTAAAAACAAATCAAAGCAATCAATTTGATTTAACAAAGACAAGTCTTGAGTCTCAAGAAAAAAGTTTAGAAAATCAACTTAGTCTTGCTAAACAAAATTATTTAGATGCTTTTGAAAAAGATGATAAAAGTCAATTATTAAAAGCACAGGAAGCTTTAAATGAAGCACAGATTAATTTAAATAGTGTAAAAACAAATAAGGTTAATTTTGATAAAGATTACGAGAATTATCAGAACTCAGTTAAACAACAGCCTGTTCAACAATCTCAACCTCAACAACCCCAATACGACCCTAAAGCAGTCGCATGGGCAGAAAAGAATGAATGGTTTGGTCAAGATAAAATGATGACTGCTGCAGCATTAGCTTTGGATGCTCAGTTAAAAGAAGAAGGTTTTGACCCATCAGATGATGATTTTTATACTGAAGTTGATACAAGGTTGCAACAAACCTTTCCAACTAAATTTAAACAAACTCAACAAGTTCGTCAGAAGGACACGTCAAGTCCTTCTCAAGTAGTCGCAGGAACTTCTCGCACTCCTGCTTCCAAAAAAATCAAGCTAACTCAAGAAGATGTTAGACTTGCAAATAAATGGAATGTACCACTTGAACAGTATGCCAAAGAGAAAGCAAAAGTGTCTGACTCTGAAGAGTATACAACAATATCAACAATGCGTAGGAGTTCATAACAATGGCAATAACTAAAACAAAACGTACTGAAGAAACTAGAGAATCTACTTCAAAAATTGAAACGTCTTCATTTGAAGAGGAAAACTATCTTGATATACCTCAAGCTGTTAAAGATAAATTTAATAGTCAAGGTATGACTTTAAGATGGATTAGAGTCGCTTTAAGTGGAGAGGATGATTATAAAAATGTGGGTAAGAGACAACGTGAAGGTTGGACTTTCGTTTCACCTGAAGAAGTTCCAGAGTTAGCTTCGTCTTCAATCGTAAGAGAAGATGGCAGATATAAAGGAGTCGTAAGTAACGGAGATGTTGCTCTTGCAAAGATGCCTATTGAAAAATCTGAAGCAAGAAGAAATCACCAACTTAAAAAACATAAAATGCAAGAAGATTCTTTAGATGCTAGATTACGTGCAGAATCAGACTCACGTATGCCTATAACGAACTCAAGTAAATCAACTGTTACAAAAGGTCGTGAACCTCGTTTTCAACGATAGTTTGTAATTATATTAATAATACACTTATGAAGGAGATAACAAATGAGTGCAAGTAAAGCATTATTTGGAATGGTCCCAATGAGAAAAGTTGGTTCAAATTACAATTCTACTGCTCAATCTCAGTACGCAATTGCCAATGGACTAGCTTCTAATATCTTTCATGGAGACCTAGTAACGATTTCTGCTGGTAATATTACACCAGTAGCAACGACTACTGATTTTGCTATAGGTGTTTTTATGGGATGTGAATATACAGACCCTACTACAAAACAACCTACGTTTAGTCGTCATTTTCCTGCAAATACTTCAAGTGCTATTGGTAACCCAGTAGGATTTGTTGTTGATGACCCTTATGCATCTTTTATGATTCAAGCAGATGCATCAGTTACTGCAGGTGATATTAACTCGCAAAACTTTGAAGTTACTTTAGGTGCAGGTTCAACTGTTACTGGTAATTCAGGATTTGGTATTAAAGCTGCTAGTAGAGCAACTTCAACCAAAGCTGTGAGACCAATAGCAATGGTAAACGAACCAGGCAATGCCTTAACAGGTGCTGATGGTGCGTTTCCTAAACTTGAAGTTAAAATCGTCCAGCATTGGATGAAACGTCAAGCAACAGCATAACATAGAAGGAGAAATATAATATGGCTATAAATAGAGCAAGTATTGCAAAACAACTTCTTCCAGGACTTAATGCTGTCTTTGGTGTTGAGTATGGTGAAGTTAATGATGAGCATACACCCCTATTTGATACAGAAAATTCAGATAGGTCTTTTGAAGAAGAAGTGTTATTCACAGGATTTGGCACAGCTCCAGTAAAATCTGAAGGTGCTGCTGTTTCTTTTGATGAAGCACAAGAATCATTCACAGCTAGATATAATCACGAAACAGTTGCTTTAGCTTTTTCAATTACTGAAGAAGCAATGGAAGACAACTTGTACGACACTTTCGCAAAAGTTCGTGCTCGTGCTTTAGCTCGTGCAATGGCTAATACTAAACAAGTGAAAGCTGCTGCCATTTTTAATAATGGATTTACAGCAGGTGATAGTGCAATTGGAGATGGACAAGCTTTCTTCTCTGCTTCACATCCAGTTGTTGGTGGTGGAACACAAAGTAATATACTCGCTGCTGCTGATTTATCAGAATCAGCTTTAGAGGCTGCGTTGATTACTATTGATGGAACTAAAGATGACAGAGGTATCTTAACTGGTACACAAGCTGTATCTTTACATATTCCAACTGACCTTAAATTTACTGCAGAGAGACTACTAGCCTCTCCAGGTAAACCAGGGTCTAACCACAACGACATTAATGCAATTAGAAACATGGGAGTAATTCCTGATGGATATTATGTAAATAGAAGATTTACAAATTCCAATGATTACTACCTAAAAACTGATATACCTAATGGTGCCAAAATGTTTGTAAGAGTTCCTCTACAAACTAAAATGGAACCAGACTTTGATACAGGTAACGTCAGATTTAAATCAAGAGAAAGATATTCTTTTGGTGTTTCTGATTGGAGAAGTTACTATGGTTCACAAGGAGCATAGATAAACATTTATAAGGGGTCTCTCATGAGACCCTTTATATTTTATATAGGGAATAAGAATGACTAATTTAAGTACAGTAAGACATGTAACAACTTCATCAGGAGACTTAACAGCAGTTGCAGTTGGTTTTCCAACAAGAATTAGAGGTTTTAATGTTTTAAATTCAAAAAATGCAGTAGGTACATTTGAAATAAAAGATGGCTTAACAACAGGAGCCACTAAATCAAGAATTAAAATTAATATGCCAGCAGATGGTACATTAGACACCTATCTAGCAGATGAAGGTGTTAGATGTGAAACTGGTGTTGTAGTAAGTGCAAGTGTTAGTGTATATGCTACAATTTACTTTGGATAGATAAATGGCTAGAAAAGCTAAGAAAAAATCTAAAGGAATGGGAATTAAAACAAGTGTTAAGTCAGGTAATTTTTTACCTACTAGCAAGGGTGCAGGAATGACTGCAAAAGGAGTAGCTGCATATCGTAGAGCAAATCCAGGTTCTAAATTAAAAACTGCAGTTACAGGTAATGTAAAAAAAGGTAGCAAGGCTGCTAAACGTAGAAAGTCTTTTTGTGCTAGAAGTGCAGGACAGGCTAGGATGCATAATATTAATTGTAAGAAAACTCCAAAAAAAAGAATATGTGCAGCACGTAGAAGATGGAAATGTTAAATGGCAGATTTTACAACTTTAACAACAGAGATTATAAATACAACTGAAAATGACTCAGCAGAGTTTCTAACTCAATTACCTAATATTGTTAATAGAGCAGAGGAAAGATTAACAGATGAGTTAGATGATTATGGTTTAGTAACATATACTTCAGTAGCAGTTTCACAAGGCAACAATATAGTTACTCTACCAACAGGTACAAGAATTGTAAAGAACTTTAATGTTGATATTAATGGAGCAAAAACAAGTATACTTTTAAAAACTGATGAGTATTTAAGAGATTATTGGAACGTGTCAGCTTCAACAGGTGAGCCAAAATATTATGCACATAAAGATAATACAACTATATTAGTAGCACCTACACCTTCATCAACAAGTAATGGTGAGATAGTACATATATCAAGACCTACAACTTTAACGTCAGCTTCACCTAGTAATTACTTTACAGATTTTTGTTATAACGCATTGTTTAATGCATGTTTAGTTGAATCATATATCTTTATGAAAAATTTTCAAGCTGTTCCTACATTTGAACAAAAGTATCAATCAGCTATTTCAATTGTTAGAAACAGAGCCAGAAGATTTAGACGTGACGATATGACAAGACCTGCAAGTCCTGCAGGAGCAGATAATACAGTCGTAGATGGGAGTAATTAATGGTTATTAGTAGAAGTTCAATACCACAACAAATAATGAAACCTGGTGTAAAGAAAAAAAGTAAAGTTAAAAAAGTTTTAAAAGGTTTAGGTAAAGGTTTATTTAGTCCTGCAGCAGTTGCTTTTGAAGCTGTCATGCCTAAAAAAGCAGGTTCAGCAACTTTATTTACTGATGAAGAATTAAAAGAAATGAAACGTAAAGAAAAAGAAAATGAAAAGTCTATAAAAAAATATATGGGTGGTTCACTAAACAAAGGGGGAATATAATGAAAAAAGCTTTACTTAAAAAATTTAAAGACTTAACTATGGAACAACAAAAAAAAGTTGTTGAACAAGTTAAAGATATTCCTGAGTTTGCAGGTAAAAAAGTAGGTGAGATAAAAAAGAAACTAAAAGAAGTTTTTACAAAAGATATGTCTTCTAAACAAAAACTTATTAATAGTATGAGAAAAAAATTAAGAGAAAGAAAGCCACCTATTGATGTAAGTGATACTTTAAGAGGTAAGGGTAAAGAAACTACAATGGTTAATAGAGTTCCACCTGAACAACAAATGACTAAAAATAAAGCTATGGATTTAAATTTATTTGAAGTTCCTCAAGAAACTATAGATAAAAATATAATGAAAAATACTTTAAAAAAATCAGGTGGTGGTAGACTTAAATCTAATCGTAGCTATCGTGGCTATGGTGCAGCAAGGAAAGGGTAACTATATGTTTATAAAAGGTGTAGGTAAAGTTACAGAGGCAATGTTTAAAGCTGCTTCTAAAAAGGTTAATAAACTTAAAAAGAAAAAAGATAAACTTGAAAAAGAGTCAATTGTAACTGCAAAAAAAGACCCTGCAGTTATAGCTGAACTAAAAAAAATGAAACCAGGTTCAATGCCAGGTATTAAATCTGGAAGTAGAGAATCTGATGCTTTAAAAAATGTTTTAGGTCCAAAAGATTTTACATCTCAAAGTAGTAATACAAAAGGTTTACCAAGATTTACTGGACTACCTAGTAAAAAAGCAGCTTCAATGACAGCTTCTACTAAAAAATTAAGTAAAGAATTTGCTAAAAAAGAAAGAACTAAAAAAAGATTAATGGAATTAAATAGAAAAAAAAATCTAACTGAAGCTGAGAAGTTAGAGGAAAGAGGATTAAAAAGAGATTTTGGTTCAATTAAAAGTTTACAAAAAGAAACTTCAAAAATGAAAAATACTTTAGATAAAAGAAAGAAAAAACTTCCACCAGGTGTTAGAGGTATGGCAGATTTTAGTCCTGAAGAATTAGAAAAAATTAATAAATCTCTTAATAAAAAATCTGGTGGTCCACTTGATTATAAAAAAAAGGGTGAGATTAAAAAACGTAGAGGATTTAAAGAAACTAAAAAATTAAAAGTTGACCAAAAACCAAAAAAAAGACAGCAACCAATTGACCCTAGAGATATATTTATAGAAGGACCTAGAACTACAGGTGGTAATAAAGGTGGTTCTAGAAAAGGTAAGGTTATTGAAAGTTTACCTACACCTAGAAGAGGAAATGGTAAACTAAGAGGTATGGGTAAAGCACTACGTGGTGGTGGTAAAGTAATGAGAGTTTAAATGTCTTATAATCCTTCAGGTTCATATAATTTTAATTTAGAAATAGGTGATGTTATTCAAGAAGCTACTGAGATGATTGGTGGTGAGGTAACTCTTGGTGAAGAACCTAGAAGTGCAAGAAGGTCAATTAATTTAATATTAAGTGACTGGCAGAATAGAGGTGTTTGTTTATGGACAACAAATACAACAACTGTAAGTGTAGCTGCTAGTACATCTCAAGTAAGTTTAGGTAGTCATGTAAGTGACGTAATGCAAGTGGTGGTTAATAGAGATAATACAGATTTAGAAATGACACGTATATCTTATGAAGAATATTTAAAGATACCTAATAAAGGACAAACAGGTAGACCCTCACAATATGCTATTAAAAGATTTAGTGATAATGTACAATTATTTATGTGGTCAGTACCAGATGTAAATACTGATAAATTAAAAATTGAAAAGATTGATTATATGCAGGATGTAGATAAATCTGCAGTACAAAATGCAGATATGCCAAGAAGATTTTTACCTGCACTAACAACTGGTTTAGCTTATTATATGTCATTAAAAAGACCAGGTATATCTGAAGCAAGAGCAACTTTTTTAAAAAGAGAATATGAAGAAAGACTTGGTTTTGCAATGACTGAAGATAAAGAAAGAGCATCTTTATATATTACACCTAAGATTGGTTCAATATAATGGCAGTAGGTAAACGAGCTAAAGCAGTATGTGACATATGTGGATTTGTATATCCTCATAATGTAATGAAAAAAAATAGTTTTGGTTTATTAGTTTGCCCTACAGATTTTGATGGAGCTTTTGATGAAAAAAATCATCCACAAAATAAAGCTCCAGATGTAAAAGATGATGAAACAATTAAAGACCCTAGACCACCTAAAAGTGAATCTTTCACAAGTTGGAATAATCAAGAAACTAATTGGGAAGCAACAACAAATTTTTGGAATATAGTGAGTAAAAATAATGCCTGATTTAACTGGAACAAAGATTTCTAATACATATAAAAGACTTATGCAAGTTAAGTCTTCTGATAATGCAGGGATAACCTCATCTCTACAGACTATTCAGTCAGGTGACAATGTTGACTCACCTTTACAACTTTCAAACTCTACATTAAATGTTAATGGTACTTTTGCAATAGGTGGAGTAAACCTTACTGCAACTGTATCATCTTTAAATGCAACTGCAGATATTTCAGGTGGTGAAGGTTATGTAGTCGTATCAGGAACTAATGTTTATAAAAGAAGTTTTTCTGCAGGTAATGGTATTAATATTACCAGTAATGATGGAGTTGCAAGTAATACAGGTATTGCCTTAACAAGTACAATAAGTAATCTTCAAAGCTTTGGTGCTTCAGTAGTTTCAGCTACAACATTAGATGTATCAAAAACTATTACTTCTTCAATTGTAAGTGCAGTAGATATAAGAGGAGCAACAGTAAGTGCAGCACAATTAAATGCAGCCAATGCAACAATTGTAAGTACAGTATCAGCAGGATTTTTTGTAGGTGATGGTTCAGGTTTAACAAATGTTCCTTCTGCTGAAGGTGGCACAGTAAATGCAGTGGTTGCAGGGACAGGACTTAATGCAACTGTTAATGGTGTTACTTCAACAACTGTAAATACGAGTGGTACTATAAATGTTAATCCTAATCAATCTTTAGGTACAGTATCAGTTTCAACAGGTTTAATTGTTCCACAAGGAGCAATAACTTTTTCAGTTCCAGTAAGTGGAACTTCAGCAGTCTTTACAGGTAATGTATCAGCAGCAAATATTTATGCATCAACAAATGTATTTGTAGGTGGAACTGCAGTACCAACTGCTTCAAATGTAGCAGCAGTATCAGCATTAGTATCAGTAAACACAGCAGCAATTACTTCTATTAATGCTATTGTTGGAGACTCTATTGCCACAAGTGCAGCATTAGCTGCAGTTTCAGCAGCATTAGCTACAAGTATAGGTAATACTAATACTGCATTAGCAACAACTTCAGCAGCATTAGCTACAAGCATAGGTAATAGTAATACTAATATAGCTGCAGTTTCAGTTTTAACTTCAGTAAATAAAGCTGACATTGCAACAAACGTAGCAGCTATTACTTCAGCAAATACAGTTATAGGTGCAGTGTCTGTACTTACAAAAACAAATTTAGATGCTATTACTTCAATTAATACAGTTGTAGGAAATGTTTCATCAACTCTTGCAACAAGTATTGCAAATGTTTCATCAACTATGGCAACTTCCATAGGTAATTCAAATACTAATATTGCTGCAGTATCAGTATTAGCTTCAGTAAATCTTGCAAGAATAGTTGCAACTTCAGCAGCTTTAGCTACAAGTATAGGTAATCAATTACCTAAAGCAGGTGGAGCAATGACTGGAATACTTTCAGCAACTGATGTTATATGTAGTGGAGTAGGTGTAGATGTAGATGCACTATTAGGAAAAGATTTAAGAATTGCAAAAGCTGCAGTAGCTGATATTGTAAGTTTAACTGATGGTACAAATATATCAGTAGATTTTAATTCAGGTCAAAACTTTGCAGTACAGTTAGCAGGTAATAGAACAATAGATAATCCTACAAATTGTGTTCCTGGACAAACAGGAAGTATATTTGTAATACAGGATGGAACAGGAAGTAGAACTTTATCATTTGGAAGTAATTATAAATTTCCTGGTGGTACTGCTCCTACATTATCAACAGGTGCAAGTGCAGCAGATAGGATTGATTATATTACATTTACATCAACAAATATTCATGCAGTTGCTACATTAAATGTGAGTACAGCTTAGTGGTTAGAAGAATACCTAGAAAAAAAGGTCAACCTGCTAAAAGTAAAAAACATTCAGACTTGTATACAGATGAAGACCCTAAAGGCACGATACATGGTTTGAAGTTTGCAACAGTAGCAGATGCACAAAGGTCAGTAAGAAAAATAAAAAACTCTACTCGTAAACATAATCATAAAACACAGGCAGCAATTGCAATGGAACAAAGAGCAAAAGCTGCAGGTAAAAATAAGGCAGCATTAGTTTATAGAAGATTTATTGAACAACAAAAAAGAAAAACAAAACTTAGGAAGGCTTAATGGCAGTATTTAATAATAATTTATTAGCAGGTGCAGGTGCACAAAGTAGTGACAGCACATATAAAATAGACCAATCAATTAGGTTTAATGCTAGCGATTATCCTAAGATGACAAGAACACCATCAAGTGCAGGTAATAGAAGAACTTTTACTTTTAGCACTTGGATAAAACGAGGTGCTTTAAGTACAGACCAAGTGGTATTTGGTTCATATATCAATACTACAAATTATTTTTTAATTTATTTTGATAGCACAAATCATAGCACTGACAATACTTTTAGAGTTTATGAATATAATGGTAATGTTTTAAAATTTTGGGTCTATGGTACACAAAAGTTTCGTGACCCATCAGCTTGGTATCATTTTGTAGTAAGTGTTGACACAACAAATGCTGTTTCTAATGAACGAATAAGACTTTATGTAAATGGTTCAAGAATAACAGATTTAACTCAAAATCAACAACCCTCTTTAAACTATGAAACATATATCAATTCTACTAATCTACAAACCATTGGTGAATTTTATGGTAACTATTATCATTTTGATGGGTATATGGCAGAAATGCATTTATTAGATGGCTATGCTTATGACCCTAGTTTCTTTGGCGAAACAAATAGCAATGGAATCTGGGTGCCTAAAGAATATACGGGTAGTTATGGAACTAATGGATTTAAAATTGATGGCAGAGATAGCTCTGATTTAGGAGATGATGAATCAGGTCAAGGCAATGACTACACGACAAGTGGACTTGCAGCACATGACCAAGTTAGTGACTCACCTACGAATAATTTTGCAACTTTTAATCCAGTAATGACAAATGATTCAGATTTTGAATTTTCAGAGGGAAATTTAAAATTAGATATGAATACAAATAAGAGTTGGTATGTGGGTGCTGGTGCAAGTATGTCTATGACATCAGGTAAATGGTATTGGGAAAGCTATTGGAATAGTGGCGATTCATATACAATATGGGGTATTTTAGATACGGAACAGTTACATGCTTTAGCTGGTAGTGGTAGCACATCAATTTATGCCCTAAACTTTAATGGTATTCAACCTAATTCAAGTGGTACAAATGACCAATATAGACAAGGTCAAGGTGGTTCTGCAATAGCAACAGGACAAGCTGGTGCTCCAGGAGGTATATGGCAGTTTGCTTTAGATATGGATAATAAAAAAATGTGGCTTGGTTATAATGGAACTTATGTTGGTTCTGGAGACCCTGCTGGTGGTACAAATGAAACTTGGAGTTCAACATATATTGCATCTGATAGTTACACACCAATAAATCAAGGATATCAAATAAGTGCACATAGTATTCTTACATATAACTTTGGACAAGATAGTACATTTGCTGGTGCTACTAGTGCTGGTGGGAATAGTGATGCAAGTGGGATAGGTAACTTTAAATATAGTGTACCAAGTGGATTTAAGGCTTTGTGCACAAAGAATTTAGGGAGTTAATATGGCAGCACCAACAATACCAAATGGCGAAGAACATTTCTTTCCGATAATCTACGAAGGTAATGGAGCTGGACAAAAGGTCGGAAATTTCGTACCTTTTACTGACCAAGCAACTGTAGCTAATAGTTGTTTAATTCAACCAGTTGCACAACGAAGACTTGGAAGGACACCAAGTTCAAATGGTAGTGGTACTACACTTACTTTTTCAGTTTGGATAAAAAGAAGTGAATTTGGAAGCACAATTAGACAAATTTTTATTGCAAATGATTATGCCTCCGTTGGTGAAGCTTTAGAGTTTAATACCAGTAATCAATTAAATTATTATTGTATTAAAAGTGCTCCAGGTTCGTATGATTGGAATTATGTCACAAACAGAACTTTTGAAGACACCAGCAAGTGGTATCATATTATGGTGGCTAGAGATACTACTGATTCAACACAAGCTGATAGAATAAAAATTTATGTTGATGGAGAAAGAATAACTGATTTTGCTACTGAATCACAATCAGCATTAAATAGAACTGGATGGATGAACCAAACAACCTATGAAAATACTTTTGGGAATACAAATAATGCAAGTATTGTTAGAGGAATTGGTTATCTTGCAGAAATGAATATGATAGATGGACAAGCACTACTACCAGCATCCTTTGGTATTACTGATACCTCAACTGGTCGTTGGATTCCAAAAACTGTTGAACCTTTTCCTACAACTACAACCACATATACTGTAACTGTTGTTGGAGGAAATCCTTCAAATCATCCTTATCATAATGTTGGTTCTACAAATAAATATGCTATTGATGGTTCAACAGCTACAGCAGATGTAACTTTAACTTTAATAGAAGGTGCAACTTATAAGTTTGACCAAAGTGATAGTTCTAATTCTGGACACCCATTAAGATTTTCTACGACTGCAAATGGCACACATGGAGGTGGAACAGAATATACAACAGGTGTAACAACAGTAGGAACTCCAGGTTCTTCAGGTGCTTATACTGAAATCACAGTTGCTACAGGTGCACCAACATTATATTACTACTGTACAAATCATTCGGCTATGGGCTGGACAGCTAATACTCAAGACCAATATGGCACAAATGGATTTAGATGTAAGTTCCAAGATAGTTCAGCACTTGGAGATGATACAAGTGGTAAAGGAAATGACCTGACTGCTACAGGAATGTCCACTACAAACCAGACCACCGATAGTCCTACCCAAAATTTTGCAACAGGACTTGGTGGTTTTCAAACATCTTATGCAATGGCTATGAGTGAGGGTAATCTTAAATCAGAAGCAAGTGGTGGTCAAGCACAACACGGAAAAAGTCAAACAACTTTATCATTTGACCCAAGTGATTCAAATGGATATTATGCTGAGTATACTGTCAATTCAACATCAAGTGTGGGTTCTAATTTTAATGTGGTTGGTATTACAGCAGAATATCAAAAAGTTGCAGTTCCAAGTGCTAGTTATGGTAATGTTAATAATCAAGTTCAATATTATGAAGATGGTAGAGTAAGATTTACTAACTCAGCAGGTACAAGAACAGATATTGCTAGTTGGGGTTCAACTTGGGGTAATACTAGTACACCAGACATTATTGGTATATTTGTAAAAAATAATAAAATATATTTTAGTAAAAATGGTACTTGGCAAGGTAGTGCAGACCCTGACAATGAAACTGGGGGGTTAGGTATTGAAGGAACAATAGGTAGTAACAGAGTTGGTTTTCATCATACTGGTTATCGTTCTAGTAGCACTTATGGAACAATGACAGCTAATTTTGGTCAAAAAAGTTTTACTTACACTCCACCTACTGGTTATAAAAAATTAAATCAAGACAACTTGCCAGAGACTGCAAAAGGTATAAGTGGTTCAGTTTGGATAAAAAATCGTGATGCTACTGATAGTTGGATTTGGCAAGATTCATTAAGAGGAAAAAGTGAATATGGTTCTCCAGCTACTGCAACTCAATATAATTCATCTATAACAGATGGAGTGAAAAAATTTCTTAAAGGTGGTGTTCAAATAGAGGATAATGTTGCAGTAAATACAAGTGGTGAATCGTATGTGGCTTTTAATTGGGTGTTAAATAATGGCACAAACGTTACTGATACATCAGGTGATTTAAGCACTGAACTACAAGCAAATCCTACTGCTGGTGTTAGTGTTGGTAAATTTACAGTATCAGGAAGTGGTAATAAAACTTGGGCACATGGATTAGATGGTGTTCCTGAAGTAGGAATTTTATGTGCTTATAGTTCAACTAACTCTGGAACATTCTATCATCATAAAATATCTACAACACCTTATAGCAGTGGACTTTTTCTTATAAATTCTAATAGTGCATTTACCTCTTCAAATATTTGGGGTTCTGCCAAACCAACCTCTACATTATGGACTGGATTAGTAGGCAGTCTTTTTAGTGCTGGTCAGCCATATATTTTTTATTCATTTAGAGGAATTGAAGGTTTTAGTAAATTTGGTAGCTACACTGGAAATGGCAGTGCAGATGGTTCGTTTATCTACACAGGATTTCGACCAGCTTGGTTAATGATTAAAAGAACTAATTCTGCAGCTAATTGGTACATTATTGATACTAAAAGAGACCCAATAAATCCTACTGGTCAGCATAATTTAAATGCAGATACAACAAGTGCAGAAAGTAGTAATGCAGGGTTGGCATCACTAGATATTTTATCTAACGGATTTAAAAACAGACAGGGTGCTGGAACTGGTATAAATGATTCTGGTTCTACATACATCTACATGGCATTTGCTGAACATCCATTCGTTGGGGATGGCACGAGTCCTGTAACTGCACGATAAAGTATTGTATTTAAATAAATAATAGTTTATAATATTAATTAAAATAATAACACATAAAAAAGGAGATAACATGTGGGCAAAAGTAAAAGCTGACCAAGTTATTGAAGTATTCAGTGGTGCTAAAGCTATAACTGATAGTAATGGTGTTCAGCATCCTTCAAGTATCTTCAGTAATTGGTCAAAAGATGAATTAAAAAATATAGGTATATATCCAGTAAATCAGGCAACACCTGCTGATAATAGATTTTATAGAAATGGAGCTGCAAGTTATAGCTTTAGTAATGGAGTTGTTACTGAAACTATGAGTTCAACTCCACATGAAATAGCTGACGTTACAGTTACAGATGAGAATGGTAAGGTAGTTAATGATGAAGAAGGTAATCCAACAATACAAACTGGTTTAATTACACAATATAAAATGGATATTGATAAACGTGCTTATGATTTATTACAACCATCAGATTGGATGGCAGTAAGACAATATGAAACTGGTGTTTCAATGACAGATGATTGGAAAAATTATAGAGCAGGTGTAAGAACTAAAGCTTCAGAAATGAAAACTGCAGTATCTGCTGTAACTTCAGTAGGAGCATTAAAAGATTTACATATAGTTTATGATGAAAATAATTCAATAGCAAGTGGGATATTGTATAACTTTGGTGAACCACCAACAAAATAGGGGAAAATTAAATGGCAACATTTACTTCAAGAATTAGACTTGAGAAACAAGCTAATGGAGAAAATTCAGGAACATGGGGTACAGTTCTAAATCAAAATGTAATTGATTTAGTTGATGAAGCCATTGCAGGTTATACAATAGTTTCATGTAGTGCAACTGCAGTTGAACTTACAACTAATAATGGTTCTTCAGACCAAGCTCGTAGTGCAGCATTAGAACTTCAAGGGACATTAACATCAAGTGTTGACATTACAATTCCTTCAGTATCTAAAATTTATTTTGTAAAAAATAATACTTCAGGTTCACATGCCATTACATTAAAAACTGCAGCAACAACTGCAAAAACTACAGTCACTCAAGGTGGTACTGGTCCTTTTATTTGTGATGGCACAAACGTATTTTCAGGTGCTGACACAACTGGGTTGGGTTTAGGTACTGCTGCAACATTAAATTTTGGCACTGCAGATGCAAACTTAATTCCAGTATCAAGTGCAGATGTAAGATATGTACCAACTTCAACTTCATCAACAATACCATCTAATAAAGTATTTAGTGGAACTGTAATTACTTCAGGAACAAATACGTTTACTTCAACTACTACACATTCAGGCACTGCAGTATTTAATGCTCAAATATCTGCAACTTCTTCAGCAACATTTTCAGGTGCAGTAGGAACACCTATTGTTTCATTAAGTGCAGCAACTTCAGTTGCATTAGACTTATCAAGTGGTAATGACTTTGGTATTACACTTGGAAATGCAACAACATTAGTAAATCCAACAAATGCTAAAATAGGTCAAACAGGAACAATAGCAGTTAAACAAGATGGCACAGGTAGTAGAACATTATCATATGGAGATGCGTATAATTTTGCAAGTGGTACAGCTCCTACTCTTTCTACTGCTGCTGCTGCAACAGATATACTTATATATAAAGTAAGAGAAGTTTCATCAGTAGACGTAGCATCAATACTTAATGTTTCATAGGGGGTTTTATGTCAACTGAAACCACAATGCAACTTTTAAAATTAGATTTTGCACCTGGTTTTCATAGGGAGTCAACTCAATATGCTGAACAAGGTAAATGGTTTGATGGTAATAGAGTTAGATATAGGGCAGGTAAACCTGAAAATATAGGTGGTTGGAACTTTAAAGTAAGTAATAATTTTTTAGGAACTGCTAGAGATTTAATTGCATGGACTGATAATAATACACTAAAGAGAGCAGCTTTTGGAACAGAGAAAAAACTATATACTTTTTTTGGTGGTGTTAATTATGACATTACTCCTATTACCTCAACAGTTACTGTAACAAATGGTTTAAATACAACTTCAGGAAGTACACGAATAGTTGTATCAACTACAAACACACTTGAAACAGGTGACTTTGTAGAGTTTACTTCAATGGCAGCTACAGTTGGTGGTAATGTTTTTTTAACAAGTGGTTCAGATTTTGCAGTAAGTTCTATTGATGGTAATTCTTTTGCAATTGAAACCTCAACAACTGCAGCAGCAACTTCAGCAAGCACAGGAACTATTACTGCTAATTTTTTATTACCAACAGGAACAACTGATGCAGTAGCAGGTTTAGGTTGGAATGCAGGTTATTATGGACAGAGCACATATGGTACACCAAGGTCAGCATCAGATATAACTATATCTCCACGTCAATGGAAATTAGATACATGGGGTGAAGATTTTGTAGCTAATGATAGAGGTGGTAGAGTTTATTATTGGGATACTACACAAGGTCAACAATATAGAGCAGTTGTAATTAATGCTGCACCAAGTGTAAGTAATAGTATTGTAGTTTCACAAGAAGACAGACATTTAATTTGTTTAGCTACAACTGAACAAGCAACTGGTAATTTTAATCCTTTATTAGTTAGATGGTCAGACCAAGAGGATTTTAATAATTGGACACCTTCAGTAAGTTCAACTTCAGGAGAAGTGATATTAGGTTCAGGTAACAGAATTGTTACTGCTGCAAGAAGTAGAAACAACATTGTGATACTTACAGATAAGTCTGCTCATACTATGCAGTTTATAGGACCACCTTTTACTTTTGGTTTTAATGAGGTAGGTACTAACTGTGGAGCTGCAGGAGCACACTCAGCAGTAGACTTTGATGGTAGAGTTTACTGGATGGGTTCAGCAAACTTTTATGTATTTGATGGTACAGTTAAAAATTTACCATGCACAGTAAGAAGATTTGTTTTTGACAATATTAATTTATCTCAGTCTGATAAAATATATGCAGCAGTTAATTCACAGTTCAAAGAAATAACTTGGTTATATCCATCTGCAAGTGCAACTGAATGTGATAGATATGTAACATTTAATCCAAATGAAAACTATTGGGTTTATGGTGAAACCCATTTTACAACATTTGAAGATAAAGGTGTATTTGATAATACTATTACAACTGGTGTTGAAGATGATGGTGATTCATATTTATATGATAATGAACCTGAAGGAATATATACAGGTAATGGAGTTAAGTTAGAATCTTTTGTTGAGTCAGCAGAGTTTGATATGGCAGAGGGAAATGAAATAATGTTTGTTGATAAGATAGTTCCTGATTTTACAATTAATAATCAAACATCAGGAACAGATGGACAGATTAATTTACAACTTACAACAAAACAATATCCTGGTTCAACTGATACTTCATTAAAAGGTCCTTTTTCTGTTACACCTTCTACAACAAAAATATCTATGAGGGCAAGAGGTAGACAGGCTAAGATAAGAGTGGCAACCTCAACTGCAGGTACAAGTTGGAGATATGGTACAGTAAGATTAGATATTGGTAAAGATGGAATGAGATAATGGCAACAAATAAAGCAGTAGTCTTTCCTGAATTAAGAGATACGTATGGTCAGTTAATGACTGAAGAACAAAAGATTGCATTTGGTATTGTTAAACAATGGGCAGATTCATTAACATCTGAATTAACCTCACGAATAATTGAAGAACAAGCAAGAGAATCAATTAGAGTTGCAAGAGTTGACAATACAAGTAATGTACCAAATCCTCAAGCAGGTGATATAAGATTTAATTTAGCAACCTCAAAGTTTCAAGGATATACTGGAAGCTCATGGGTTGATTTTCATTAGGAGTAATTATGGGAGCAGGTGGTAGACAAAACTACGCACAAGCAGCAATGCAAACTTTATTTGGTGAACAGCTAAGACAATTAGAAAATCAAGCTGCTCAACCTTCAAAAGTTAATCAAGAATTAGTTGAACAGTATACTCCTAAATCAACATCTGTTGGTAACACAGTTCAAGATGTTTTAAAAAGATATACTGAAGGAACAGGAGCAGTTCCACAATCAAAAGATATAGCTTCTGGTCTTGCATCATTACAAGAAAAGATTAGTGCTGAAAGAGATAAGTTACCTGATTTAACTGTAAGTACAACTTCTACAAGAATGGTTCCTCAATATGAAGTCCAGTATTATAGTCCTATGCAGGGATTTGCTGGTGCACCACCACCTAAAGCACCTACTTATACAACTGAATTACCAAAAGGAGCAGTTGAAGGAACTGCAGGTTATGGACAAAAATTTTATTATGTTCCTGGACCAAACCCAATGCAATCACAAATGACTAGCCCAAGATATAGAAGAATAGGTGATAAAAGAATTACAGAAACAAAAGTAAGACCAGCAGTTGAGGGTGATGATGTTTATGATAAACAAATGAATTTAGTAAATCAATTACAAAGACAATATGATGTAAGAAGTAAATATGCTAATCCATCATCCACAGGAATACAGGGTTTAATTGCTGACCCTATTGTAAGTCAACCACAAACAGGTTATAATATTAATAACATATTAAAAAGGTACGTAGGATAATGATGCAAAATAAAATGACAGCTCCACCATTACAAGGAATAGCTAACTTGATGAAAATGCAAGGTAGAATGGGTGACACTGAGTTAGTACATATGACTAAGCCTGAAGTAAAAGGTTTAGCATCATTAGGTGTGCTATCTACTAATCCTAATACTGGTTTACCTGAAGCATTCCTTGGTAGTATTGGTGGATTTTTTAGAGACTTTGTAGCTCCTGTGGCAATTGGTGCTATATCAGGACCTGCAGCACCTTATACAGTAGCAGGTTATCAGATGGCTAAGACTGGTGCAATGGGTGGTAATTTTATTGATGCAGCTACAGCAGGTCTATTAAGTTTTGCAGGTGGTAAATTAGGACAAAATATTGGTAAGGGTTTAGAAGGACTTGGTGATGCTGCTGCAGCAGGAACTGGAACTTCTGCTGCTGCTGATGCAATACAACAAGGTTATACTCAAGGTTTAAGTGAAGCTGGTAC